GCGCGATAAACTGCTCCCACCAAGCAAAACGGTAGTCTTTTTATCGGGCGTCCAAACATCCAAGTAAAGCCGCCCGTAAAATTGTTAGGTCATTTCGTCTTCACCCTATCGACAAAGCGGCCTGCAAAAAAATAATTATTTTTTGCGGGGCCGAGTCCAACATAATAAATTGCCCCAACAAAAAAATAACCCCCCCCTTTAGGGGGGTTTTTTGTGGGTAATTTTTTGTGGATCTCATCGGGTAAAAAAAATACCATTTTTTGTAATTCTTTTTAATTTTTTGTAGTGTCGTTTTTGATCCTGTCTTTCCATATATTTTTTATGGTTTCTTTGCCGCAAGACAGCTTGAATTTATCCAAGCACTTCTGCCACTTGGAATGATCATCTTCGGGGAATGAGGCGATGAAGGCAATAACTTCTTGAGTCTGGATTTCATTTAATGCTTTTGGTCTTCCAGGCTTGCCCTTCTCTTTCGTTGTCTGCTCTTCTGTTGGTAGCGCACATGGTTCCCAATACAGACCGACTTGGCCGTGCCTTAAACCGATTTGAGTAGTCGAATCACCTATTTCATCGACTACACCCGCCCGACGTCCACGTTTGGCTAATAGAAGCCGGAATGTGCCATCCTCCTTTGTTGTTTGAAGGACGCATATCGCCCTTGCCCAGTTTGTGAGTTCGGATGACCCTAGTCCGACATAGGCGAAGTCATTTGTATTCCAATGTGCGCGGCTCTTGGAGTCGCCTTGTGGCTTGCCTGTATGGTGACTCCATACCCATGCGAATTTACGCTGAAATGCAATGGGGTTGCATAGTCCGCGCAGGAATGAGCTTGCCACGCTCTGTTGGCTTATATCATCGCCGATATAGCTCAAGAGCGGATCTCCAAATACCAAGTCACAGTCTCCCTTCTTATCGAGCAGCCTACCGACAACATCGATGAAATCAGCGCCGGTCTGCGAAGTCACGCGGGCAAATGTAATGTTTTCTGTGAGCAACCTTACTGCCTGCGCTTGTGGCATATTGGCATTTGCGACGACATAGGACATCACGCCTTGCACGATCTCCGCCATATCTCCCGTATCGTTTTCGGCTTGTATGAATAGGCTCTTGAGTTGCCGCTTTGGCTTAATACCAAAGAACGGTAGACCCAATGCCCAGAACATCGATGCCTGCACCGTCAACGATGATTTACCTACGCCTGACTGCCCGACGATGAGCAACTGACCACCTTGGCATACCCACCGATCTCCGAGAAGCGTCGTGTTGTCCTCCTTGGGAACGAATTGGAATAGCTCCTCGAATGAGTGCATCTCCACTCCTACCATCGATGGATCGGTTGCGTTCTTAATTGCCGAAACGATTGTTTTTTTGTTTGTGTCTTTTGCTTCTACCCAATCATTTGCGTCCTTGAAATTTGATGGAGTTCTGACCCGAAGAATCGTTTTGCATGATGAAATAGCATCCTGCATCCAGATTTCGGATGGTATTTTGCCATCCTTTTTCGGTTCGTCATTTTGCGGGAAAGCATAGACCTGTCGGTCTTGAGAAAATTGTGCGATGCACTTTCCGTTGCTTGCCCCGCGAGATGCTACCCATAAAACGCTACTCCAATCATCACCGAGCTTATCGGCAATCGCTAGCAAGTCCCATTGAGACTCAAAAAAGTAGACGTTCTTGGAGTTTTGATCACCAAATACAAGTGGAACATTCTGAGTTCCCTTTGGCTCAAATCTCCATGCGCCGTTATCGCAACGGACGTGAGCACCATCACCAGATTTAAATGCTGGTTGATCTCCAGATGCGCCAAGGATGTCATTGTCGCGAGCAACCTTCATTATATTGAAAGATAAGCTCCTCTGTTCCGCTAATGATCTCAGGAAGTCATCCGTTGCTGCCGCTTTGTATTTGCTCCAGTCGGATGCTGTCGGAGTGCTCGTCTTTAACCTGAACCGCGCAGGTTCTGGTCGCTTCTCGTGGTTCGGCATTCCTGCAAGTTCAGCGTAAGCCAACATGGCATCATGGTTGCTTTTGTTTTCGAGCTTGGCTAGGAAGTCGATCTCGTCTCCACCTTCGCCTGTGCCGTGGTCTTTCCATCGCCATCTTCCGTCTAAATTGTAGATACCAAATGATGGCGTCTTTTCATCGCGGAAGGGTGATTTAGACTTTGATTTGGCGTAATCTCCCAAACCTAGTTTTGCCATGAGTTCTGGTAATGGCAGGCGTTGCCGGGCTTCTTCGATGTTCATTTCAGCCCCCCGTCAAGATACCACCAACCTTGGTCGTCTTTGTGTAGTTTACCCTGCATTGCCATGTGATCGAGCACATGGTCTGCTAGTTTCTTCGCTGCCTGCCAATAGGCAGGATGAGCTCCGTGGGGCAATAATTGCTGTGCTATGTCGAGCCTATCGATTGCGCCGCGTCTGTGCGATGAATTGAAGGCCCGAATGACATACTCTTCGAGAGCATGATCGGGAAGTTCCGTTTGCATAATGTAAAAAAATCCCTTCGTGCTTGTCGGATGAAAAATTGGCCCATGCAAAGGCTCCGACTCACACGAAGGGAAAATGGATTTTGTTGGTGTTTATGTTGCATGAATGAAAGGCTTTTTCACGGCCTAGGTTTGAATATATTTACTTGACTCTGTTTGTCAAATAACGCTGCAACGTCTCCTCGGCCTCATCCTCGATCCACCGCGTAGCCTGCGTAACAACCTCAAGCCACTTTCCGTCTATCTGGATCTCCCAGTCCCAACGATAACAGTCGTCTTGGTGGTTAGGCCAGCACCGTAGCGGATATCCGCGCCATTCTTGTTTATTCATCTTGGCCTGAGAGAAATTGGCGGAGCCGTCGGTTGTCTTTTCGCAGTTCATCGTTTTCGTTATCCAAGTATTCGATACGTTTGTTTAATAAATCTACAAGCAATTCAAGATCAGCCATCTGTTCTTTAACTAGTCTTGCGAGATTTAACATCTTTGTGATGCCTTCGAACATAATCTGCGATTCTTTCTAGGTGGGTTTCCGCGAGTGCTCTCCCCTCCGGCGTGTCGTCGTATGTATGCTGGTAGACTGGTAGCGGATCGCCCCGTTCCAACCTTAGCCCGATAGGACAGTCATTCATGCAAATACACAACCGGAGAGAGAGAGTTCCGTTCATTTTTTAGAACGGAATATCGTCAGTTTCGTCTTGGGGTTGTGCAACGTAACCGTTGCTTTTTGCAACGATATGCTTGTCGGTTTTGGCCGCTGACTTGAATCGGTTGCCTAGCCATTTTATTTTCTCGTCTCCGAACAACCACCGCTCGATGCAATTGAACTGGTGGTCGGGGTTGGTCTGTCCCGGCTCTACGCCGACGACGCAAACTCCCTTTTCTCCGATCAAGTCTTCCGCTTCCACGGTTACGTCTTCGCCTGGGATGACTGCACGCCCGATGCTAGAAAGAACCTGATCAACTTTCCACGCCGCCTTTGGCGTAAAGGTTAAGTGCTCCCACATTTTCGGCCCCTCGATGCCGCTTTCAAGGATGACTTGAACGTCGAGCTTGATCGTTGGGTTGCCGGCTTGGCTAGTCTTCTCGACCGCCTTGATGATTTCGACTTCGTAGGTTCCAGGCTCGACGAAATAAATTGCGGCCTGTTTTGGTTCACTTGCTTTGTATGTTGGCATTTGTATTTTCTATTTTGTTTGTTGTTGGTCAGCGTTTTTTGGGATGCGCGGCCCCCCTTTGCCCCTGCTCCTACGGGACTGACCGATGTAGGTTGGCGAGGAAATTATTTGATCTTCGTCTGTCTTAGTTGTGTTGTTGGCGCTCCAGCCTTTATTGCCGTTTGGTCTGGCTCCACGCCGTTGTTGGCGCAAAGCTCGATATAACTCTTCTCTGATAGCTTGCCGCCCATTGCGAGTATTAGTGTCTCTTTGCTGATACCTTCGGCGGCCTTTGCGATAGCTTCAGTTTCCACAAACTTCCTGCCGCTTACGCTCGTCAGCTTCCAGCCGGAAACCTCGTCCCCGTTTTCGAGACGTGTTTTGAGATGTCCGAGCAAAGGCTCCGCGATCTCCTTTTCAGCCAGTTTCCATTCGCGAATGAAAGACCCGAGTGACTCTGGCGTTGCAAGGATGCGATCCTTTATCGACTCGATGCTGTTACCTGTCGCTTCGGGGATAAGAGCGATAGCACTCTCAGCCTGCCGCACAATGGCGTGGCAGTTGTTGTAATGTTTACACCATGAACAATACTCGCAAGGCGTCGGCTTCGCCTCCGCACTTGTTGCGCGGTCGATTGTGCGCTGCGTGACCTGCTTCGCTTCTTCGTAGCTAAAATCGTAGCTACGAATCATCTTTTGATCGACATATATGACGTGTGCCGTCCAACTCGTGTCGAAATTATCCTCCATGCACGCCAGACTGTATGCCGCGAGCTGCTCGCGATAGTTCCGCACTTGGCCTGTCTTGATGTCGGCGACCCACTTCTCGGCTTTACAGACCGCGTCAGCCGTGCCGAGTTTCGATAGCCCAGGAACTGCCATCGCCAAGTACTCTTCGCGGGTCTCGATGAACGATCCTTTTGCAAGGCGCGTTAGTTCCTCGACTCCGTAGGCAATAGCGCCAGCATCTTCGCCAACTATTGCAACGTCGTCTTGTGCCGATATCAGGTTTCGGATCGCAACGTCAACAGCGGTTCCGCGCTCCGCTGCCGCACTCGATCCGCCTGCTCCTTCAAATAAAGCGCATTCGGCGAGTTTGGGAAGCGTTGAAGGTGATATTTCTTTACTCATTTTATTTCAATTCCTTAATGTATAAGTTCTGTGACAAATAATGGGTAGTATTTGTCACGAGTTTGCCTTCCTCCATTCGACCGCCGTATTCACGAATTGATCGACCCGAAGCGCAACTCGGTGTAGGTATTCCGGAGCGCAGTCGCGCCAAGTCTGCTCGGATGTTAGGACGCCGCGAGCGATCAAAAACTGATTGACCGCACCTTCGTGCTCTGCGAGCCGTGCTTGCCAGCCGACCATTTCGTCGGAGTCAACGATATGATCTGGCTGTTTAGTTGCAACGGCTTCGAATAAATGCGCGACCGATGCCCACTCTAGCGGCAACTCTTCCGCAAGGCCGCTGCGCGTCTTTGCGTCGTAGGCGGCGCTGTGCGTGGTTAGGATGATGCGCTCTTTGCCGCCGATGCCTTTACCTTTGCCGCTGTCGGTCGTGCTTACCTTGGTTTTAAATCGCAGGAACCAAAGCTCGTCGGCAAACTCCTTGAGTAAAGGCGCCGATTGTTTGCTTAACTTTAGCTCGTAGCGGTCGTATGCTGCGAGCGCGTCTGGCGCTTCAAAGCGCACAATCTTGCTGTGCGCGATCATTACCACGTTCTTTCCGGCATCAATGAGTTGATCGACTGACGACAGGAACCGGCTCATGCGCTCTGCGACCATCACCCACCCCTTACCAAAGCCGAAGTCTTCGATGCTGCTCTTCTTAGTCGAAGCGAGGAGGTCTTCAACGCATAGGCGTTCCGCCCAGTCTGCCGAGTCGATGACGATAGTTTTGTATTCGGTCGCCTTGGCTTCTGTTAACGCATCCGTGAGTTGTTTCCAGTTGCTGATCTCGCAGCGATCCACATCCAGGTGGCTTGTGCCGCCCTCGATGTCGAGAAATAGCGGCCTTGGGAATTTGGACGCGAATGTTGATTTGCCTACGCTCTCCACTCCGTAGATGACTACGCGCTGGGCGCGGGTTTGTTTTCCTTTTGTTATTTTCATTTTCTATTTTCCTTTGTTGTTGTTCGCTGCGTAAACGGCCACAGCTAGTGCCGCCCATGAATGGGATTTGATGCCGTATGTTGGCCCTGGGGTTTCTTCGTTCCCTGCGGCCCGATGAGATCGAGCAATGCCTGGCGCACGTTGGCGTCTTTTGCTCGCATCGTTCCGCAAAGAAAAAGTTTGATATCTTTTCTGAAAATTAGTTCCACGTCCACCCGTGCAACCTCGATAAACCTCCCGATCCAGACGCACGTTTCGAAGGTTGAAGACCCGACCGCCATCCCGTAGCTGGCGATCATCTCGCAAGCGCAGCGGTCGTATTCGCGACCGATAAGAATCTGGCGGATCTCGGCATTCGGAAGGTGTCCGTGGTCAAGAATCTTTCCGTGGTCGTATTGTACGAACGCGCTGTGCGTCGTTCCTGGATCGAGTGAGAGTATCATTTTTTAGTGCCCTTGTTTTGATTTTGTCGGCTGGCAGCGCGAGAACATCGCAAATGCCTTGGAATGCTTTGCTTTTGATGAAATGAATTGCCGACTCCCTGTCGAGTTCTTGAGCTTCGTTTAACTGCTTGCTCAAGAAAACCTTCTCGCTTTGAAGATCAGCAACGGCCTGTTGTATCATCCCGCACAGAAGTGCGCGGGTGAATTGGCATTCTGCGTCATGTAGCTCTTCGGAGGTCATTACCGGCGCTCCCTGCGGGTTTGGCGGTTCATCCACCAGCGGCGAGTCTGCTCAGACTCGCAGGTGGCTTTTATGTTGCCTAGTAGGTATCCACCGATGAACGAGCATATCATGCAGGTTGCGAATAGTGCTAAGAATGTGAGTGGTTCCATATATTTAAAAATTAGAGTGTGTAGAATTTGCTGCGTACTTGGCTGAGTGCTGTTTTTTCTTGATCGGCATTTAGGCCGACTTTAATTCCGCCGTCTTGGTTCGGGAATAACTCAACGCGTTCGATGCTGGTCACATACCAATAAGATCCGCCGCGAACCGCTTTGATCCGATTTGCGATGCGTGTATACTTGTAAGCGCGAGCAACCGAGCCGCCGGATGTGTATGTGACCTCAGCGCCGATGCGTGATGATTTAGCGATCCCAAATGCGGCGAGTTGCTTTTCTGCGATTTCTGTCGCGTTAAGAATGTCCATCGCTGTGGCTGTGGCTGATTTGGCTTTTCCATTAACCTTGTCTAGGGAGTTGGAGAGTTCGCGGCCTTTAGTGTTTAGTGCAACTTTGATTTTCATTTTTGGTTTTCTATTTTTGGTTTCTGTCGTTCGGGTCGTCCCGTTCGATGTGCAAACCATCTTTCATCTCCGCAAAGATGAAAAGAAAAATTTTCGCGAAGTGCGAAAATAATTCTTGAGAAAAGTCTTTACAAATGAGCGCAACCAATGCCCATGCGCTTCTGCGGGCTTTTTTATTTTACAATCGGTCGAAAGAAATTTACCTCGCGGAGTCCTTGTTTCGTCATTACTCTAGCTTTTTTTGACTCAATCTGAGCTTTGTTAATCGCAATTTCCAGACGAGAATTAGTTGCGGCGATGGTTGACTTGGTCTCGCCTGCAATGGCGCGGGCGGTCTTCCATCCCTGTTTTTCAAGATCGGCTTCGCTCTCGTGTTTTGAGACTTTGTAAAAAGCCTCCCACGCTTTGTTTACAGCGGCAATAGCCAAGGGTTGTTTATTTTTCGTTCGCATAAATTGACGGTGATCGAATTGTCCTTGTAATGGCCATAAGCAAAGCCCTGCGACCACCCAAAGGTGGCGCGGCGCGTGCTCGCGTATTCCATATCAAAGCGAGCCAGCATCCCGACACAATAGCCACTTGCGCCGTCAAGCGTGCGAGCGCGTTCCCATCCTACGCGGTGAAGGTGCGCTAATACACATTGCCCGTAGGTTTCTGCATGATCGCGGATAGCTTGCACGTTATACATATAACCATGGATAAATTTGCATCCACCTAGTTCTAAGTAGCTACGAATATGATACGGATATAATTTCGCTTTGAGTTCCTTTGCCGTCTTCTCAATGGCTTGAATAGTTAGCGTTGCGGCGTGAGCCGCAAGCGCGTTGGGTGAAGACGCGAGCTTGTAGAGCCGGGCTTCATGATTCCCATATAAAATATGCTGCGGACGTAACTCGTGCAGAAAGTCGATACCGGCGCTCAGATCATCTGATATGCTCGCTGCGCGGTCGCTTGAGTTCGGATCGGAAATTGCTCCAGATCGGAATGCGGCCAAGTCCAGGAAGTCGCCTAGATGAATGGTCGTGTCGGGATTCCAGCGTTGTTTGAACATGAGAACGGCCTTGCGAGCATCTGGGTCGATTTGATCGCCATGAGAGCACCCGACCGCCATCCATTTTTTCCAGCCTTTCATACAAGCTCTGGAATATTGCGCTTGGTTCGTTCTTCCCAAATCCACGCACGGACAGCTTCCATCGTGTCTTCGTCCATTTTCGCAAACGCTCCGCTTTCGTGCTTGAGAGCGGATCGAAGCTCTTGGTCTATGTCATCCACCAAGATCAAAATATCAAGCGCCTTGCAGGCAACCTCGTGCTCGTATCGCTCGGTCTCGTCGTATTCAAGTGTCATCTTCATGCTTCTTCGTCCTCCTCTTCTTCTTCCAAGTCTGGAAATAAAATACTGAACGAGTCGCCCGCGAGTCCCTCGACGGCATATTTGTTGCCAAATACAAACTCCCCGTGCATCGTCTCCCCGCCTTGCTCCCAAGATACGATTGTAAATCCGCAGTCGTAATGCTCGGACAGGATGCGCTTCGCTTCCGCGAGTGCTTCCGTGCGCTCCGATTCAACCGTCGGTTGTCTCTTTTTTTTCAAGCGAGGATGTCTATTTTTTTAGATACTCTAGTGCGTAAAATGGCGAGCATATCGCGCTCGGTCATTCCTTTCGCCCAATGCGGACGGATCTGATAGTGCGGCTCGTCAACAAATTTCCAGTCCCCGCCCCATTCAAGGCCAAGGCTTTTTCCGAGCGTTCCAAGTTCGTTATACAGCGGATGCTCGCCGAAATATTCTTTGCCGCGAAAAATGCCGATATCGAAAGCGATGCCGAAGTTGTGATTTGAATGCCCCGCTGGTGCATTCGTGACCTTCTTCCCTGGTGTTGTGCGGCCTTTTGCGTAGAGAGCGTCTTGCTCCATATATGAGCGAGTTCCGCTGATGATTTTAACGTCACAGCCAACCTTCGCAGCGATGACCTTTGCAACGCCTAGGAAGGCGCGTGCGGCCTTTTGTGCTTCGGGGTGGAGCGTTGCAAGCTGGATCTCGGATCGTTCGTCGAAGGTCATTTTTTCAGCCCTTGGATGTCTGGTAATTCGTAGCAGAATGTGCCGTAATCCGTTTTAAAGCATACCGCCGGATTATTGAATCCAGCGCATGAAGTCAGAAACGCCATTCCAAGAAACGCGAATGAAAGAACAATCATCCAAAGCGCAATTTGCTTGGCGCTCATTTTTCCTTTCGGAAGATTTCGATGAGTCCGATTATCGACGCAAGCGCCGCCCCGATAGCGTCCCACTTTGCTGGTTCCAAGCTCAAACCGGCAACGGCTCCGATTATCGCGACCCCGCGAATGGTTGACGGCTCCTTCAATTTTGCGAGTAGTGTTTTCATGGTTTTTTAGGTCGAGTCATTTTATACAGCGAAACTGCACCGATGCAAATTCCCATAAGAAGCGATAGAATGCGAAGCCATGCCTCGACTTCGCTGAACGAGATCAGAACGGCAGCAGCGGGCGCGGACGTGCCTACGAGCGTGTGGAAAGCGTGGCTGTCCATTACGTCAGGCTGGCTTGCGTTATGAGTTCCTCGGTCAATGTGCATGACTGGAGAATGATCGTGTTGCGTTCGCCGCTTTCGGTTAGCTCGATCTCCAGATCGGCTGTCGCGCTTGTTGCGTTGAGTAAATAGTCGCGCACGCCGAACGTGGAAAAGTTGACCGCTGCTGTCTTTCCGGGTGTTGCGCTCAAGCCGCTTTGCACTTGTAGAGTTGGCAGATCGGAGAATCCTTTATCCCCGCCGAATGTGACGTCGAAATAGCTGCCTTGAATGCCGCTCACCGTTAGGTTATTCGCGCCGATGGAGTCGAGTGACTGCAACGCAATTTGCAGCGCGGATGCTGTTGTCGCTGCGTCGAGCGGATCGGTTTGACGTAGGATCGTGGTCGCTACGCTGCCCGTTGTTACCGTTCCTGTGCCGGTTGTGATCGCGGTTGCTCCCGCTGTTACGCCAAGGAGGAATTGAGTCGTCTGCGGAATTGAGCGAACGAAATATTGAGTTCCTGCGGTATATCCGGTCAATGCCGCGAAGCCCGTCAATACAACAGGCTGAGAGAGTGAAAGGCCGTGGTTGCTTGACGTAATAAATACGCCATCCGTGACGGTTGAAGTGATGTCCACGTTGTAGGTCGGAATCGTCACGCGATAGCTTCCTTGGTATGGAGGGCGTGAAAACGAAATGCGCTGCACTTCGTTCTGGAGTGTCGAGCCAGTAAGAGTCGTGGCGACGCTAACCGTAAGAGCGGTTCCGAGGTCTGTCCAAGTCGGCTGATAAACGGCAGGCGCGAGTCGGAGTTGCAACTCTTGGATTTCGTTCGTTGTGGCGTCTCCTGCGAGTCGCTCGTCAATAAGTGCCGATGTAGTCGGAATGAGATGCGACACGTTCGCCGTGATCGCGGAGCGAGTGCCAGCGGAGTTGAACGAAATGACAAAGTTGGTCGCCATTGAGCCGTCGACGCTGACTTTGCCGATGCTTGTAATAGCTGAAAGCGCGTTGAGCGCGGATGATATCGCGCCCGCAGTTGCGCTGAATCCGATGGCCCCGCTTGTTTCGCCCCCGAAGGAGAGCGTGAACGTGCCGCTTGCAGGAACTCCCGTCCTTGTTCCTACGCCAAACTTGACCGTCGTGCCGGTCATATCCACTACGTTGAAAGGCGCGGATACGTTGCCCGTGGCTTCCAAGAAATAAAGGTTAATTTCGCCGTTGTCGCCCTTCACGAATCGCGGAGCGGTCGCAGGGGCAAGGCTGGTCAGGCTAGTCGCAAGCCTGCGGTTGGTCATGTCAATGTAAAGGTCGCGTGCCATTTACTTGTCGCTTTTGTCAACAGCTTCCCATTTGCCGAGCGGACACCTTTCGGTTGCCATGCGAAGTTTGGCCCAAGTCGAGCATCCGCACTTGCGACAGCGGCCCGTGTTGTTTAGTGCGGCGGCGTCCCATTCGGGACAGGCGCGACAGGTCGCTTCGCGGGTGGCGAGGGCTTCGGGCGGGGTGGTGGCGAAGCCGGATGCGGTGAATTTTTTGCCAGCCAAAATGGCATCGCCAAGCATTTTGTGAGTAGCTCTAAAATCTTGAATCAGATTGGGGAACTTTTCTAAAATCTCGGCGCGTGTCATGATATTGTGACGGTGAAATTAAACGGGAATTGGGTGGGGCTTGATTGCCAAGGAGGAGGCAGGCATTGCCCGTAAAAAGTAAAATCGTAAGAACCTTCTGGATTATCGCCGCTGATGAATTGAATTGGAAAATCCTCCGAGAACGGAAGCGGACAGACATCATCATACCCCATAAAGGTGAATTTGAAGCTGCCATAAGCGTAAAAACTCAAATTCCAACCACATACGCCGTTGTTTGCTCGCGAAAGATAGGCGCCAACATTTTGTTGCAAGAAAAAACCAGGAAAATCAGGAATGTAGCCGCCATAAACTGCCCCCCATGAATCTTGGCAAGTTCTTATAGGGTCGCAGCATTGTGTAGGTGGGTCTTGAAATTCTTCAATTAAATCCATTAAATCCGAAGAGCTTACAGAGAAGTTAAAATTTTTATTTACCGGAGGGCATTGCAAACACGGATCGATCGTCCCACAACACGCGCAATTCACAGCGCGAGTTGTGCCGTTGTCGGTTTTGATCTTGATGGCGTTGGAAGCGGTTCGGCCTAGTGTCATTTTAGCATTCTTCAGTTGCTACCCATTGCAACGATCCGTTTACCGCCCCGAGAACAAAAGTGCCGTCCCCCGGCAATGCTGGCATTTTGAATTTGTGAGCGGAAAATCCCATAACGGTCGTTGTTTCCACAAGCGAGTCATCAACAACCAACTTCGCCCAAGCAAAGTTCTTCATCAAATCAGACGAAGATATCGGGCTTGTCGATTTGCCATTTTTAACTACGGTCTGAAAATCTACGGGGAAGTTGTTCATTAGAAAAATTAGGTGCTAGCATAGGGAACGGTTATTGTGAAATTTTCAACTTTTAACCCCCATGTTGCACTTATTTCATCGTAAATTCCAAAATTAGAACGATTCACATTTATCAGAACTTTTGTTCCACTCACTCTTTGTGCTATCGTCCCAGGAGCATACAATGACCTATAGAATCTGCTACTCGTGCTCGGCGCAGGTTCATAACGTGTATAGCCCTGCATCAAAGCACTCTCTATCGGCGCAACATTTGTTTGCACATTAAAATTTAAATCTTGCATTGGGGCCACCAAATTAAGGCATGACGCCGATGCGTTAATCGTGAAAGTCTTTGTTAGCGTATCGCTAATAATTTCTATTGGGTAATTCTCTGTTACCTCTATGTAGTCAACCCCACTAGCGACAGTTGTTGTTGTTAGTGTTACACTTGTTCGCGCAACTCCAAGCACCGACGGGATTGAGGCTGACCCGTCAGTCGTCGTTTGGAGTGTTCCGTAAAATCCGCTTACAGTGAATGTCGTAAATCCATCGGTTCCATCAACCCTGCGAGCTTTATCGCGGATGACATATTCCGTTCTTTCGGGGATGCGCGACCCAGCCGCAAGTATTGACTCCAAATCGTCCGCACTAGTCGTCATGCACTTGTAGATGCAATCGACGCGGCTTAGGCCGCTGTCGAAATTCTCCTTGGTGATGCTTGTTAAAATTAAGCCTTCGTTACCGTAATATGTATGTGCCATAATTTTATACTAAAACTTGTTGCGGTAGTTTTGGTTCGATTAACAGAACGGAGGTTTTAATCGCTTCGACAGCGGTCTTGATCGCATCCAGCAACCCATTCACCCCCGATTTAGCAGCCACGTCAATCTCGATGCCAGCCTTAACATCGTTGCGAAGATCCGCCACCGTTTTTTTTGCATCTAAATTTGTCGGAATACTTGAAAATGCAGTTTTCGTGTCATTTTTTGCAGTTTGATAATCGACCAGGAGTTTTGCATTTAACGGATTGCCTCCCAAAAAATTCATAATATCTTTGATTGATTGTTGTCCTGCCGCCGAATTGATTGGATTTGCGCTTAATTGAGTCTTTGTTTGGTTCAGATATTTTACAACTGCATCAATTTGATCCTGTCCAGTTTGTCCAAGTTTATCCAAATTCAGTTTTTTAACGAGATCGGGAAAGCTCTTTTGAGCGAGATCAGTCCCAAGCAATTTATCCATCGCCTTCAATTCATCTTTTGCAGCTTTTGCAGAGTTGTTTGCTTTTTGCAAAGCAGCAATATCTTTCATTTTTGATAGCGTGTCAGCAAATCCTGTGGCTGAAGCAAGGCTAGCTGATAGTTCCGCTGCTTTTTTTGCAGCTTCAAAAAATAATGGGTTCCCATTCGCATCCAAGTATTTTATGTTCCTTGAATTATTTGCGGCAATAGCCATGTTGGTTGCAAATAAAGCGGCTTGCTCCTTATCGAATCCTGCCGCCAACGCTTTCTGAACATCCTCCGCATACTTTTTGCTGGTCTGTAAAGCGGTTACTCGCTCCGTATCGCCAGCGGCTTGCGCCTCGGCTATCGCAAGTTGGAATTTTATTTCTTGTTGCTTCAGCGCAATTTTATCTTGTTCGATTTTTAAATCTTCAGCCGCCTTTTCTGCTGCTTTCTTTTTTAGATCTTCAGATTTTTTCCACTGGTCAAAATAGGCCTTGGCTTCTGCGACGGCTTCTTCATCGCTAACGACAATCTCTTTTGTGGAGGCTGCTATCTTTAAATTATTCGCGTCGA